TGTAAGAACGTCCTTCATGCCTGTGGCTTCGGCTTCAGATGTACTGAAGGAGCAAAATTCTCACGTTCCGGGTGCGTTATCACCCGACCTAAACTTTTTGGGACTTTCCCGAAGTTTAGACATCCATATTCCGAAACCCTTGGTTTCGAGAATTGGTCGTTGGGGTAAGGATGAACCTTATCGCAAACGTAATGAGCGAGTCAGGAAGATTCTTCCTTTTGTCGCACAGTCCGTCACAGATAAAATCTGTTTGATGAACTACTACAACCTGAAAAGGTTGTCTAATACTATAGAGGCTATCAATGATAACCTCATATTTAGTACTCCCGAAAATGTCAGACACTTTCGAGAGATGCCTCAGTACATTAAGTTAATGCGCTGGGCGTTTGGCCTCGCCGTTTTCAACGGTGATGAGGTCGCTAGACAATGGAAGCGCTTCGCTGCATTGATCAAATGGAAGGGATTACAGTCATTGACTGACCCACCCGAAATTCCGGATGATTTTCCGGGATTTGGCGACGAGAGGGAAAACCTCAAGGAGCTACCCACATTGTGGAAAACTCTATGCCCCTGGCTGTTACCAGTCTGGGATCGCGGAGTAGTGTCGAAGGCCGAGGCAACTCGACTTCAACACCTTGTTACCGGCAGGAACTTTCCTGCTGGCAACAAAAAGACGAGGGAGGCATCGTTGCGTAAACACGCGACGGTGCTTATGTCTCAACCCGTCGTCACAGAAGAGCGTTCGGAAATTGTCTTCCGGCTCAGCCGCCTAATAGGTCGGTCTGTGAAAGAGATGAAGCCCAAGAACTTTAAAAGTCTTGGACACCTGTCGCTTACATCCTCGGCATCGATTGACTCGAGTGTCAAGGACGGGGGCAGGGTTGCCGAGGTTGCGGTAAAATTCCGCACCTGGGCAAACTTCGTTCCGGACTACGATTCTTCTGAAGAAACGTGGTTCGGTCGTCCTTACCGGCTGGTAGCCGGCAGGCCGAGATGGCAGACCATGTGCAGGGATTCTCCTGTGCATGAGCCACACCATGAGTTCGGTGAAAGTACCGAATCCATGGTCCTCGATTTTGAAAATTTCAAATACGAGGATCCTTTGTACGGACTCGACGCTGTAACTGGCTACCAGTTACTGCAGTGGTCGATTGAAGAAGGTCTTGCAAATCAATGTTTGCAAGGCCTCCCGTACAAATCCGCAGACTATCCGTTGCGGACGGGTAGTATTGCGCCGTCAATCAAGGCGAGCGCAATTGGCGAGCCGGGTGCAAAGTCCCGGGTCGTCACTGTGGGGGAAGATTGGTTAACAATCTTCCTCCAACCGTTTAGCCACCACCTCTTAGGTTTGGCAAAACTCCACCCGAGTGTCACCGCTGGTCTTACCAGGGGTTGGCAACTCTATGAGTGGGTCAAGGGGTTACGCAATGCGGGACCCGTGACGAACCAGACCACTTACTTTTTAAGTAGTGATCTTACTGCTGCGACTGATTACTGCACGCATCAGTACTCAATTAAAATGATTGAGGGGTTCATGGAGGGATTGGGAGAAAGTTCCCAATACCTCCAGGCGTCCGCTGAACTACTATGTTCACCTAGACGCTACGAGTCAGAGATCGAAGGTTTCTTCGACCTACTCACGTCCCGGGGTATCCTTATGGGAGATCCCGGGGCAAAGTTGGTTCTCACTCTGCACAACCTTTGTGCAGAGTGGGAAGCCTACTTGCGATCCGAGTTTGGTTTACTCGGAGCCTCAGACGGTGCTTTCTTAAGCCGCCTGAGGTACACGAGAGGAGCTGTCGCCAGGAAATGGCGACATTTCGCGTGTTCCGGAGATGACCACATTGGCCAAGGGCCGGTGAAGTACCTTCGTCGAATTTCGACGAACCATGATGCTAACGGAATGAAAGTATCGTGGCCGCAGAACTTTTTAAGTTCTCGAGGTGCGTTCTACTGCGAAGAGATGCTCTTGACAGTAGATTTAGACCGTTCTCAGATATGGGGAGTCGAAACTCCTCTATCTAAGCGCGAGTATCTAACAACCCCACACATCGATGCGATGAAGGTGAGGTTATTTTCTCCTTGCTCAAAAGAGTGCGAGGGGAAAGATGAGCCTAACCCTGCCATTGGCAAGGCACGCCAAATGCAAGGCATGTTGGCGTGGCTCGGAGGCGGGTTCGAAGCCATGGTTCCCATGGCTTCAGCCCGATTCGAACAGCGGATGGAAGGTTTCCTTCCTTCCCGCTTGTCGACCCGATATCTTCCAGTAAAACTGGGAGGTATAGGGTCTCCGGCTTTCCATCGCTCAAAGAGCGAACTGCGGAAAATATTCACGGAGGATACTCCGTGGATAGTACTACAGTCGATCAAAGATGTCTTTGATTCGACTGCCAACCTTCTAGTGAGACGTGTGCTCGCGAATTTCGCGACAAACGCCAGGGCTAGGGGGGTCTCCTCTGACGCTGTTCAAGAACAGGTGAAGGAAGTGTTGTCAAACGCCGAGTTAACTCTCGGCGTTGATGACTCCGGTTTGCAGCTCATAGCTCAAATCGGGGATGTCGACTGGTCGCATTTACGATTCAGCGACAAGGTCACCATAGCTAAGCGCCATGGATTGACCACGGTTGATGATGCTATTAACAACATCGACCGACCCTACCTATTCAGGAACATGTTATGTCCTGAGGTCTCTCGCCGTCACGGCGAGGATCCCTACAAGGATAAGGCGTATGACGTCTTACCTTGGAAGGTTAGGGAGGCCGCGATTCTCAAAAATCTAGAGAAGGCGCGAACCGAAGTTGTTCCTGCCACAGGAGGTAACTTCGGCCCCATCGTCGAGAAGCTCGCGCAATGGGCGATCGGGGAAGTCAAATTCCTCGATCTTCCGCAAGAAATTTATTTTCTCCCGGAGAGTGTCGTAGTGTCAGATACACTCTGTACGCTACGAACGCCTATCTAGGATAGGGGTTGCTAAACACTCGGTGTCTGGTTTTGTATAGAAGCCGGAGCCACTAGTCCAGGTGCCGTTGTTAGCGGTGTCCTTTACAGATC